ACCATGTAGGGGTAATTGATAAACACCCCCCGCCCTGTTAAAGGCGGCTTGGTCTACGAGTGTAATCAGATGACAGAAGTCAAATGATCACGAGTTCGCCGTCTCTGACTTAGTTAACTTAACTAAGATTTAACCAACTCTCGTTGGCACCCTCTTCTTAGAGATCCTAAGTTTGAATCTCATAGAACTCTCCTTTAGGTGATTCAGAGGTCTCCCCAGAAGGGGGACATGGAAAAACTTGAGGAGCGCAGCCCAACCATCTACGTAGTCTCTCCTTTTCAGAGAGACCAACACAGTTGCCTTTGTATATAGGCACTGAAGGCGAGAATCCCATCCATGGGTGTTCATCGCATCTAGATGAGTAAACCATCCAAGTACACCACTATCTTTCGAAACAAGGGGTAAACGATATCCTAATCGTCGTTCCACCTCTTCTTGGACAATGGTTCCGAGCGAGTAGTATCCCCTCAACCAAACTTGGTTCGAGAACGCTACCAACCCGGCAATGGCACTCGGTTCTATAGAAGAATCGTCTGGACGGAATCTTAAATAGACGGGCGTAACATTAACACCGTTATACGCGTCCATTCCGCAGCTTTCCTTGAATTTACCAGCAAGGAAGCTCTTCTTGGTGTTGACAACTAAGCCAGCACTCTGAAGCCAGTCTATCACCTGGTGAACGTACTCGGTCTTGACAATGATGTCATCGCCAAAAACTCGAATACATCTAGAAGCATGCATTACGTTTCTGTAGTTGGGGCGTTTGCCCTTTCCATCGACAATTGCAGCAATCGCTAAGACTGCGAAGACTACAGATTGAACAGGAAACGTGAGTGCATTACCCATACCAGCGAACTTGCCTATTGTCCGAGCAATACCATCGCTCGTGACCGTCGGTGAACGACAATCGATAGCCGCCTGGAGAAATTCAGGATGGCCTCCGAATACGGTCTCTACTATCTTTAGAGATAGCAAATCAGACGCGGACTTTAGATCGAGAGTCGACCAGTTATCTTGTATGGATCCGACCAGAGCCAATTTTTGATTCTGACTCTGGTCAGTTAATGCTAGACAGCCACTCAATATCGGGCACCCTTCGATACTATCTCGGAGCGCTTGATTAAGCCCCTGTTGAACAAACTGGTTCAACATAGGCTCAATGGTGATCGTCCTCCGCGACGTTGAATTTTTCGCAACGGAGATTAGTCTAGCACTACTTCTAGAAGCGCAAGTTGAAGAAAACAGTGGACGGTCGAACACATCACCCTTAGCTGACCTGATCATCGATAAGTCGATCCGATCAATAATGCCGAAGGTATCATATCCAAACCGTTCAGTATCAAAGGAATCCGCGAGGACTCCTTCGAATACGCCCGACCACTTCTGGTTAGGCCTTAAACCCTCTTCAACTGCTCCTGGCCCATGCTTGCACGCCAATTCGTCTAGCTTGATGGTCTTCAAACCAGATAGTAGATGACGACAAACAAGGCTCAAATGATGATCTCTAGGCTCAGACAAATTCGTCTGGCCATTCAACGCATCATTCGAGAAAAACCCAATCACGGCCTTGCGGTGCAACTTATCATTGTCCCGCTCATCCAACTGGATTTTTTTAAACATGTAGCCTATTTGACGAAGACTAATTACTACGTCTTCGTTGACCACAGGTTTAACTAGACCAGATTCGGATTCGAACAACTCTGACAGTAAACCCCCTAGAAATAGTGGGAGCACTGAACCGTTTCGGCAACGAAAGCCTAGCGGTGAGCAGAACCTACCCTTCGATAAACCTTCGAAAAGGTTGTCGCAAAAGGCAGGTAGGGTGACGGTTAGGAAACCGTACCCTTCGTGTTCGAATCTATGCTCGATCGTCTGTAAATCACGGTCGAGGCCTTTCACACCAGGTTGGAGCCTAGTCACATCTGTGATCAGGGCTCTGAGGAGAGCTATTGGACTTTTCATCGGTTCCTCCATGAGGTGACTGATTCCAAGTTCCAGTTGCAGACTTAAGACTCTTAAAGGAGTCCTTACCGTCCATTAAAGTGCCAAGAGGGCTGAGATAGCCGGAGCAGTTAGCAAGAGTCACCAAGATTGAGGTGACCGAGCCGACTAAAACCAGCCGAACAGTCCAAGCCACTGCAGTATCCACAGAATGGGATAAAGCAGAAGGACCAACAAAACGACTAAGTAGTCGTCGAGCGGTCCGCTCGAAAAGGCCATTGAGCACGATCACGCCTGGAATTGAAGCAGGCGGGCGGTTGTCACTTCACTATCATCCCGGAAGTCCGTCAGGGCTTTGGCCAACGCGATCATATTTGCGTCGGTGAACCCGAACAAGGGACGATTGATAGTCATCGAAACGGAAGCAACTTGCTTCCGCGTGATGGAGCTGTTGTACGGATCGACCGCGTCCACTTCCTTAAGAATTTGGATGTAGTGACGCGAGGCCTTCGAAGTCTTCGAATGCCGAATGATGAGGGAATAACCACCCCCATTAGTGTCGATCCGCGAAGTACCTTGGCCGTCGACTGAAGTAATAGAAAACTTCAGCTCGGGCGTCGGGGCAGCAGCTGCGACAGTGACTGGATCTGCAAGCATGGAACGTCTCCTGGATAGGATATGAGATAGTAAACAACCATAAGTGGTTATCTACCGCTTAGTGCCCTTAATAGCTATGAGAGCACCTAGGATGGATCGCTGATACGCCGTTAAAGTTGACGGGTCAGCGGTAGTTTTCACACTCATAAGACTCCTTAAATCCTTGCGATTTTGCAAGTGAAGGCGTAAAACCGAACTATGATTGGAAGTTGACGTCGTAATTGTGTCAACCCAAGTCGGAGAGTCGATCTTTACCTGACTCAAAGAATCAAGTTTGGCAGACCAGTTAGTGGTGACATCACTTTGGCATACGCCGGTGACAACACCCCAGTTGATCAATGAACCATCTTGGTGGATTGTGTCTATGACACTAATATAGTCCCCAAGACCAGTAAACCAATCAACTAGCCACGTCC